TGTAGAACCAACACCGCCAGCAAATGAAGATACTGATCTGATGCAACTTGCACAGATTGATCTTCCTGCATATTTGTATAATGTTGATGATGCTGAAGTCAGCATGATTGATAATAGAAGATACACCATGAGAGATATTGGTGTTATTGAGGATAGAGTTGAAAACTTGGAGAGACTTACTTCCTTAAGTTTGCTTGAAATTAATACAGAGTCTTTAAGAATTGAAGATTCTGAAGGAAATAATAGATTTAAGAGTGGAATTTTTGTAGATGATTTTGACGATAGAACTTTATCAGATACTACTTTAACAACTGCTAATATTACTAATGGAGAACTCAGACCATTTGCAGCAAGAAATTCTCTGCAGATGAGACCCGTTCCTGCTGTTGAGATTTCTGAAGATCAATATGATTCATCCGAAAATTATAATTTATTAGATCCTAATGTACAAAAAACTGGTAATGCAATTACCTTAAAATATGATTCAGTTAATTGGTTAAGTCAGTCCTTTGCAACTCGTGTTGAAAATGTTAACCCATTCCATGTTGTTGAATATAATGCTATAGTTAATCTTTCACCCAATACTGATACTTGGGTAAGAACTATTTGGCTTCCACCAACAACTGTTAGAACAACTACTAATAATATTACCGTTGGTCCCAGCCGTACCGAAGTAACTACCAACACAAGAACTGTTATCGTTTCTTCTGGACAAGAAAAGTATATTCGTTCTAGAAATGTTGCATTTTTTGGAAATCTTTTTAGACCTCTTGCAAGACACTATCAATTCCTGGATAGTCATAGTAATGTTAATTTTATTCCAAAACTCATTGAAATTGCAAATTCAAATACTTTAGAAAATTATGGTTCATCTAATGGAAGCTTCCAGACAGGAGAAACTGTAAAAGTATATAAAGAAGGTAACGCAATAGCAACATTTAGATTGGCATCATCCAATCATAAGACTGGAAAGTTTAATTCACCATCAATTACTTACACTACTAACCCATATGTAACATCGGAAAATATTCCTTCTGGATATAGTCAATCTTCCAAAACAATAAACATTGACCTCGTTGCATTAGCATCAGAAGCACAAGGAAGTTTTAGTGGATATATTGAAAAAGGTTCTAAGATTGTTGGACAGTCAAGTGGTGCGATTGCATATGTTAAAGATTTAAGACTTATTTCTGATGTTAATGGTGCATTATTTGGATCATTCTTTATTAAAGATCCACATACAACTCCAGCACCAAATCCAAGAATTCTTACTGGAAAGAAAACGTACAGACTGACTAGTAGTTCTACAAATGAAACTCCACTTCCAGGCAGTAGACTTATCTCTGCTGGAGATTCAACATATACTGCAACTGGTATAGTACAACAACTGCAAAGAGTAACTACTATAAACACGAATATTGTAAGAAGAGTAGACCCACTTGCACAAACCTTTGTAGTTGGTAGAGACATTGATGCACCAGACTTTACTGGAGATAATGATGATGATAATGGAGTAGTCCTGACTGAAATGGATATATTCCTTTCATCAAAACCATCAGGAAATGAACCAATTACTGTTGAGATAAGAACAGTTGAACTTGGAATTCCAACTTTGAATAGAATTGGGGATTCAAAAACAATTTATCCAACAGACTTGCAGGAAGATGGAGTGACACCTGTTCTTCAAACTTCAACGGATGGACAAACACCAACTAGAGTTAAGTTTGATACACCAATTTATCTTGCTCCTGGTCAAGAGTATGCATTAGTCCTACTTGCACCAAATACAGACCAATATGAAGTCTGGATTGCTCAAATGGGCGAAAAAACTATTGAAACTGCAAATCTTCCAGATGCTCAAGCAATAGTGTATTCTAGACAGTTTGCACTCGGAAGTCTATTCAAGTCACAAAACGGTTCAACTTGGACTCCAGCACAAGAACAAGATCTTAAATTCCAATTCTATAAAGCAAAATTCACATCAACTGCAGGAGTTGCACACTTTGCCAATCCACCACTTGATTCAAGTAATGGTTATGTCCCAACAATTCAGGAAAATGCAATTACATCACTACCAAAAAATGTAACTCTTGGTATTACGACCATCCTTTCAACTGATGGGTTAGTTGGCATTTTAACTGCCGGTAGAAAAATTGCTGGAGCAGGAACTTCGTTCGGAACAATTGTTTCTACTGGAAGCAGTGTTAGTAGTATTACCACAACTGCTGCTGGTTTGAATTATAATGCAGGAACAAGATCTACAACCAATGTATTTGGTAGTGGTAGTGGGTTAACCCTTAATGTTTCTGGTGTTGATGCTTCTGGTGCTATTACTGGAATATCGGTTGTTTCTGCAGGAACTGGATATAATAGTGGTGATATTGTTGCACTCACAAATACCGGTAGTCAGACAGGTAGAGATGCAGTTATTACAGTTACTGTCAGTGGTGATATCGATACTCTATATCTCACCAATGTTCAGGGATCTATTCCAACTGGTACTTTAAAATATTATGATAATTCTGGTAGCATAGTTCCTGCTGCAAGCACAACTGTTCTAACTTCAACCGAAGATGGTGGAATTTACTCTGGAAATTATCTTGAAGTTCAGCACTATAATCATGGAATGTATGCAAATAATAATAAACTAAAATTAAATGATATTGTTTCTGATTCTGCACCAACAGTATTGACTTCATCTCTTGATGCCACAACTGGATCATCAGGATTGATTTTAGTTGATGATTCTACAGTATTTGAATCTTTTGAAGGTCAACCAGTTGATAATACTAATATAGGATATGTCAAAATTGGTGGAGAAATTATAGGATATAATAATGTAATTGCAGGACAACTAACCATTAATTCTAGAGCAGTTGAAGGAATTGCCGAAACACATGAGATTGGTGATAAGGTAATGAAATATGAGTTGAATGGCATCTCACTCAGAAGAATTAATAATGTTATCCATGATATTTCTGATATTGGAATTGAAAGTAATTCTTATTATGTTGAGGTTGATAGATCTACAAATGGATTGGATAGAAGTTCAGGTGGAATATATCCACAAGTTTCATTTGCAAATGAATTAATATGCGGTGGTAGTGAAATTAAGGCATCTGAAAATATTCTATTCAATAGAATCAATCCAAGATTTAACATATTATCTCCAGGAAGACAAACTTCAATATCTGCAAATGTTAGAACCACAACAGGAACTAGTATTGATGGTACTGAAACATCTTTCATTTTACCAAATACATTAGATATCGTAACTCCAAATCAAGAAAATGATTTAAATTCTGTTAGAATAGTTTGTTCTAGAGTGAACGAATTAAATCAATCTGCATTTACTAATGTATCTGGAAATAGATCATTTAACTCAACACTAACACTTAATACAACTAATGAAAATCTTTCTCCAATTATTTTCTTGAATGATTCTACTATAGAATTCATTTCAGATAATATTAATAGACCAGTAACAAATTATGTTACAGACTCTTCTACAAATTCCATTGATAATGATCAACATGAAGCAGTTTACGTTTCTAACACAATAAGACTTGCTCAACCAGCATCATCCCTTAAAGTTATACTGACTGCATATAGACCCGATCCGGCAGATATTAGAGTTCTCTATAGTTTGGTTAGAGAAGATTCTGTTGGAATTGAACAAGAGTTTGAACTCTTCCCTGGATTTAATAATTTAGAACTAACTTCCCAAGGTTCATTAAAAGTTATAAATGATTCTCTAAATGACGGAAGACCTGATATTAGAGTTCCAGCAAGTGAAAAGAATCAGTATTTGGAGTATGAATTTACTGCAAATGATCTTGAAGACTTTAGTGGATACCGAATCAAGGTTGTAATGTCCTCAACAGATCAGGCAAATTATCCAATCATCAGAGACCTTAGAACTATTGCACTGAAATGAGATTATCCAAAGTTAAAGACCATCCTCATCTCTATCGGGATGAGGATACTGGGGCAATTTTAAGTTATGATACGATTGGATATAATCAAAGATTGAGTAATATAGAGAGACAAAAATCCCAAAAAGAAGAATTGAAAGATATGAGAAAAGATATTGATGAAATTAAGTCACTTCTTAAAGAATTTCTCAAAAATAAGTAACTGGGAAATTAATATAAATAGCTAGAGGTATATTAGCATCATAAAATAATGGCTGTTTATGTATCCAATATTGTGATCGAACAAGGATATGATTTTGATACATCATTTCAATTGGAAGACACTAGAACCAATTCGCCTTTAATTTTGACTGATGCATCAACAACTGCACAGATGAGAAAGCACTATGGTGCAACTACAGCAGTATCACTTGGGTCTACAATAACTAGTCCAGAACTAGGAATTATTTCAATTTCTTTAACTGGTTCACAATCTGTTAGTTTAAAACCTGGCAGATATGTTTTTGATGTGAAGATTACAAATGCTGGCAGGGAATATAAAGCTGTAGAGGGTGCAGCACTAGTACGAGGGGGAGTCACCAGGTAATGGCTAGTATAAACGATCGGATTGGTGCACAGAACACTATCCGTGTATTATCTAATGCGTCTGCACCACCGACACGATTAGTTAATTTAACTGACGTTGATTCTACAAGAAAGAATGAAGATGGAATGATCCTTGTATGGGATCTTGCCACAGAAACATTCTACATGACGGATACGATTGATTCGTCAAATTTGACTGTTACTGGTATTGCAACATTTTCTAATACAACACAGTCAAATTCAATTACGACTGGTGCACTAGTTGTTAATGGTGGTTTAGGGGTCGCAAAACAGGTTAATATTGGCGAAGGAATTACAATCGCTGGTATTGCGACATTTTCATCAAACTTAGATATCAATGCAGCAGTTGATATTTTAAATAGTTTAGTAGTAAATTCAACATTTCAATCTGTTGGTATTACAACATTAGCATCTTCTGGAGGGATCACAACTACCGGAGGAGACCTTTATGTTGGTGGTGATTTATATGTTGCTGATGATATTGTTTATGATGAGGCAACTGCAAGAAATTGGAACGTAAGTGGTATTGCCACTGTAGGTACACTACTTGACGTTAATGGTGATGTTGATGTTGATGGTAGAACTGAACTTGACACTACTAATATTGCAGAAACACTCAATGTTGTAGGAGTTACAACACTTGCTTCTTCTGGAGGTATTACAACCACCGGAGGAGACCTTTATGTTGGTGGTGATTTATATGTTGCTGATGATTTATTTTTTGATGAATTTACAGCACGAAATGCAAATATAACTGGAATTGCTACTGTAGGCACACTACTTGATGTAAATGGACCTACTACTTTATCTAGTTTATCAGTATCTGGATTATCAACATTTGTTGGAGTATCAACTTTCCAAAATAATGTTTTTGTGGCAGGAACACTTGAAGCTGGATTGATTGATGGAGGTATTTACTGATGGCAAAACCAACTACCAGAGAAGAACTTAAAGAATACTGTCTTAGGCAACTTGGAGCACCTGTTCTTGAAATCAACGTGGCAGATGAGCAAGTTGATGATTTATTAGATGATACGTTGCAATATTTTCAAGAAAGACATTTTGATGGTGTTGCTAGAGTATATTTGAAGCACAAAATAACTCAGGATGATTTGGATAGAGGAAGAGCAACTGGATTATCTGGTGTCGGAATTGCGGCCACTTCAGCACAATCTGGTCCTGCACCTTCAAGTCCAGTTATTTCAAATTTTGAAGAAACTACCAACTTTTTACAAATTCCAGATAGTGTAATTGGTATTAATAAGATATTTAAGTTTGACACTAGTTCCATATCTGGTGGAATGTTTAGTATAAAATATCAATTGTTCCTCAATGACTTATATTACTTCAACTCTGTCGATTTGCTAACTTATGCAATGACAAAGACTTATCTTGAAGATATTGATCATCTCTTAACAACAGACAAGCAGATAAGATTTAATAAGAGGCAGAATAGACTTTATCTTGATATAGATTGGCAAGCCATGTCTTTAGGTGATTACTTAGTAATTGACTGTGAAAGAGCATTAGATCCAGAAACTTTTACTAATGTATATAATGATAGTTTTATTAAAAAATATCTGACTGCAGCAATTAAAAAACAGTGGGGTCAGAACTTAATTAAATTCCAAGGAGTAAAACTTCCCGGTGGTATCGAATTGAATGGTAGAGCAATTTATGAGGATGGACAGAGAGAGTTGGATGAAATAAGACAAAGAATGTCCACTGACTATGAACTTCCACCTTTTGATCTTATTGGTTAATAGTTATGGCATTAAATCCCTTTTTTCTTCAAGGATCAACAAACGAACAATTCCTTGTTCAGGATCTAATTAATGAGCAATTAAAAATCTATGGTATAGATGTTTATTATCTGCCAAGAAAGATTTTTAAAACTGATGACATTCTGAATGAAATACAATCATCAAAATTTGATGATTCTTTCGTAATGGAAGCATATATCAACAACTATGATGGATATGCTCCCGATAGTGATATTATGACTAAGTTTGGTCTTAGATTGAAGAATGAGATAAGTTTAACAATATCTAGAGAAAGATATGAAGAATTTATTGCTCCATTCTTAGAAGGTATAGCTTCAGGTGTTAGAGAAGGAAAAATTACAGATTACGAATATGATTCTATTTCAAGACCAAAAGAAGGTGATTTAATATATTTTCCTTTGGGTGAAAGATTATTTGAAATTAAGAGGATTGAGCATGAAAAACCATTCTATCAATTGGGTAGAAATTATGTTTATGAACTAACTTGTGAACTTTATGAATATGAAAATGAACTTATTGATACTTCAATTGAAGAAGTTGATAACACTGTAGAAGATGAGGGATACATTACTTCTCTCACACTAGTTGGAACTGCTAGAACGGCAACGGCAACGATAGGAATTTCCACTAGCGCAGTTAGTGAAATATTCTTGAATAATGATGGTGGTGGGTATACATCAGTACCAACTGTAACATTCTCTTCTCCACAAATTGGAAGTAATACGGCAACTGCAGTTGCAATAACAACAAATGTTGGTAATGTAACTTCTGTATTGAGATTGGAACTTACAAATGGAGGAAGTGGGTATACATCTCCACCAACAATTACATTTACTGGTGGTGGAGGATCTGGAGCAGCTGCAACATGTTCTATAGGAGGAACTCAATTCTCGGTCAACACTATTACCATTACTGATGTAGGAGTCGGATATGCTTCTGCACCAGAATTGACTATTAGTGGACCTGGAACTGGAGTGACTGCAACCGCAATTGCTAGAGTCAATTCTGATACTGAAATAGAATCTATCAGAATTCTTAATCCAGGTATTGGATATACAACAGCACCAACCATTGAGTTTGCAGGATTCTCCACAGTTGGTTTCGGAACCTTTATCTACAATGAAATTGTTACTGGTCAAACTTCCGGAACAACAGCAAGAGTTAGAGACTTTAGAACCAGCATATCTCCCTTCCCAGGTAATCCTCCAGTTACCAATCTTAGAGTGGCACTAAATACTGGTGACTTCTATGCTGGAGAAATTATTGTTGGATCTATTTCCACAGCTACATATGTTGTTGAAAGTTATGATGATGAAAGTTATGAGCAAGGATATGATTCAAATGAAGAAATAGAATTAGAAGCAGATAATATATTAGATTTTACAGAAACAAATCCATTTGGTAATTACTGATGTTAGGAACTTATTTTTACCACGAAATTATAAGAAAAACTATTATTAGTTTTGGAACTTTATTTAATAACATTAATATCAAACACACTAAAAGTGACGGAACTATTTTAGATGATACTAAGGTCGGTCTTTCTTATGGACCAATGCAGAAGTTTCTAGCAAAAATACAAGAGCAAGACCAACTATCTAAAGCAGTTGCAATTACTCTTCCTAGAATGTCATTTGAAATGACAGGAATACAATATGATCCAACAAGAAAAACAGGAGTAACTCAGACATTTAGAGCTTGTGATGAATCTGGTAATGCTAAAAAAGTTTATATGCCAGTTCCATATAATATTGGATTTGAACTTAATATTTTTTCAAAATTAAATGATGATGCTTTACAAATTGTAGAGCAAATACTTCCATTTTTTCAACCATCATTTAACTTGACTGTTGACTTGGTTGATTCTATTGGAGAAAAAAGAGATATTCCAATCGTACTCGACACCATAGATTTTCAAGATGATTATGAGGGTTCCTTTCAAACAAGAAGAGCACTTATTTACACTTTAAGATTTACTGCAAAGACATATCTGTTCGGACCTATTGCAGATAGTACAGATGGTCTTATCCGTAAGGTACAGGTTGATCTGTATGCAGATACAAATACTCAAACCGCTAAGAGGGAGATGAGGTACACTGCAGTTCCTGATCCAATCACTGCAGAACCCGGAGATGATTTTGGATTTAACGAAAGTTGGACATTTTTAGGGGATTCTAAAGATTACAGTCCTACTAGACAAGAGGATATTTGATTGTTATGAGTAATAGTTATGATCCTATAGATGAAGCACTCAATACAACGAGTGATATTGTTGAATCGAAACCAACCCCTAAACCAGAGGTTGTTAAGTCCAAAGATGCAGATATTGAGAAGGACTATGAGTATAGTCGTGCCAACCTCTATTCCCTCATAGAGAAGGGTCAGGAGGCAATTAACGGTATTATGGAGGTGGCAGGTGAAGGAGGCAGTCCAAGGGCATATGAGGTCGCAGGACAGTTGATTAAGAGTGTTGCTGATACTACCGATAAGTTGATTGATCTCCAGAAGAAACTCAAAGATGTTGAAGATGAGTCTAAGAAGACTACAAACAATGTTACTAATAATGCAGTGTTTGTAGGTTCTACTTCAGAACTACAAAAAATGCTGAAACAAGGTTTTCTAAATAATAAGGAGTAATCTACTTTTTTATTGATGAAAAAGTGTAAGCAGGGATACTATTATTGTTATACAGATAAAGTCTGCAAACCTCTTTCTAAGGGAATGAGAGTTACTGCAAGATTTTCTGGTAATGGAAAAGAACCAGAAGAAACAGGCATTGATGTTCCACTTAATGGTAATGGAGCAGAAACTGATGGTGGTAACGGTGATGGTGGTGGAACTGTAAGTGAAGAAGGACTCCGTGATTGGTTTGGAAAGTCTAAATCAAAAGATGGTAAGAAAGGTTGGGTCAATGTTGTAACAGGTGGAACCTGTGCAAGTGATGAACCTGGTGAAGGAACTCCCAAATGTGTCTCCTCTGCTAAGAGAGCATCAATGACCAAGGCAGAAAGACTCTCTGCTCAGAGAAGAAAAAAGAAAGCAGATCCTGGACAACAACAAAAATCTGGTGCTGCAAAACCAACATACGTTTCAACAGATTCTAAAAAGAAAATGAAAAAAGAAGAAGTGGAAGTTAACGAAGCAAAGGACAAGAAAGGTAAGGGTAGTGGGTCCAAAGATGCTTGTTATCATAAGGTCAAGTCTCGTTATTCTGTATGGCCTTCTGCATATGCCTCAGGTGCTTTGGTTAAGTGTCGTAAGGTTGGTGCTGCCAACTGGGGAAATAAAACTGAAAAAATGGATGAAGAATGGGTTGTGGATAATGCAGCACAATACTTCTTCAATGAGGGTATCAATGAAGAAGGTTTAGCAATTTTCATTGAAGAACTCGGAGTTGAAAATTTTGTTGAGTTTGTTCATGACCTTGCAGAAGATTCTGAGTTGATTGAAGCATATGCTTTAACTGGCAAAAAGAAAACTCCAAAGAGATTACCAAAAGGCACTCAACCAGCAAAAACAACAAAGAAAACTATTGCCAGAGGTGATAGTAAGATTAAGGCAGCATCTCCATCAGGTGCATTTAAGAAAAGACCTGCAGCAGCAAAAGCAGTTGAAACTGCAAAAGAAAAGCAACCTGAGAAGAAACCAGTTAAATCCAATCTCGTAAAAGGTGTAGCAGATACCTTAGCAAGAGGAGCACTTTCCGCATGGAAAGGACATAAAGCTGCCATGAAGAAAAAGAAGGAGGGTGGATCTGTAGCAAGTCAGGTTGGTACAGGATTAGCAACTGCTGCTGGTGCCATGCTCAAAAAAGGTAAAAAGCATCTATCAGATCATTACAATTATTCTAACTGGAGAGATGACTTCAAGGCAATGGAATATGAGTTCATTGACATTATCAAACCAGAACCTTTAGTTACTGAGGCATCATTTGAAATCAAGCATACATCAGCAGATGTTAGAAAAGCAGAAAAGCAGAAAAAAATTGATAACTTAGCACAACAAGGATCTACCGAGGGAGAAAGACGTGCTGCTGCACGTAAAACAAGAACTTCTTTACCTCCAATTCAAAAAAACCATGTAGAACTTGAAGGTGAGCAGATTGAAGAAGGACAAAAGTGTTGGAAGGGATATGAAAAGAAAGGAACCAAAAAGATGTTTGGTAAGACCTATAACAACTGTGTAAAGAAAGAAGAAAATGAAATCGATGAAATGATTTCAACTACAGGTATCAGAGTTCCTGATCAAGAAAAAGTTAAAGCAAGAAAAACAAAACCAGAAAAGAAAAAACTTCCTAAAGGATATGTAAAGTTCTTTGATAAAAAAGGTAAGGGTCGTATTATTGACGGCAAAAAAGTTTATGAGGAAGGATATGCACCTGGTGATGTAGATCAGAAAGTTGGTGCTGTTACTGCTATTCCCAAGAAAGATCAGGATGCTGCAAAAGCAAGATTACTTGCAAAAGCAAAAGCAAAGCGTGAGAAGATGAAAAAAGAAAATGAAATCGATGAGGCAAAGCACACACCAACAAAATCAGATTTAGAATCAAAAATCGGTGGAGGCAACCTCAAGAAACTTTCAAAAAAAGCATCAACAAGAATTGATTATGATGTTGACGGTGATGTAGATCCACAAGATAAAGTTGAGAAGTCAAAAGGTGATTATGGTGAGGAACTTCCAACTCCATTTGGTAAGTTTAGAACTGGAGATTCTAAGAAGGTAATAGTTAAAAAAGAAAGTCTTGCAAATTGGAGAAACGAAATTGAAGAAGGAGCAGCATGGACAAAAAAGTCCGGTAAGTCCGAGTCAGGCGGACTTAATGAGAAGGGCAGGAAGTCCTATGAGAGAGAAAATCCAGGAAGCGACCTTAAGGCACCTTCAAAGAAAGTTGGGAACCCTCGTAGAAAGAGTTTTTGTGCGAGAATGAAAGGTATGAAAAAGAAACTAACTAGTAGTAAAACTGCTAACGATCCCGATAGCAGAATCAATAAGTCCCTTAGAGCTTGGAACTGCTGATATGAAAAACTTTAAACAATTTCTCTCAGAAAGCATCACCATTAATGGTGATTTTAATGGAACACTAACTTACGGAGGTGCACCTGCCCAAGAACAGGCACAAGAGTCATTCTATGCTGATGTCGTCTGGGAAGGTAAGATGTATCGTTTAGAAGTTGAAGGTTCGATGATGAATAAGAACGAACTTGCAGAACAACTTCAAGGTGAGTATCCTGGTGCCATCGTTCACCAGATTTATCCCTCCACAGAAAAGTCGTTAAATATTAAGAGCACACAAAGGTATCAACCTGAAAGAATGAGTTGGGGTGACTGATGGCAAAAGATTTTTTATGGGGTGAAGAGTTTAAACTTGATGTTGCTCGTGGTAAAGCAAGAGGAGCAGAAGTAAGAAATATCTTTGGGCAAAATGATTCCCAGACAACTACCTTTAGGGCAGTTTGGGAATTATCAAATACTACTGACTATGTGTTTCCAACCACTGCTCAAATTATGAGAGTGGCAAGTGATGATGTTGCTGATGCTGGTGCTCAAATATTAATCAAGGGTCTTGATGCGGATTACTTAGAAATTTCAGAGGTAGTAACACTCACTGCTACTACAGTAGATACTACACAGCAATTTTTTAGAGTCAATGATGTAGTCACTGTCGGCACACAAAATTTATTAACTAC